TGTAAACGATAAACTTCTTTTTGTTGTTTCATATCGTTTTCAAGTCTATAACATAGTTCACAATTAAGTGCCATGTAATCCTTTTTCTTGTCACTATTCTCTGCATAATGAAAGTTCAAGCACTCTAGTAAGTACTCAAGTTCTCTAATCGCAAAATTCATAGTCAGCACCTCCATAAAATAGTTGATAGTACAAATCGTTTTTCAAATCGAAAAACTCGAAATCTCCCTCGTCATAGGACTTGAGCACCGCTTCATAAACTTCTTGATTCATGCTAGTGCCTCCTCGAGCAAGTCACTCATACAAGTGAGATCAATAACATCACTAATACCTAGTGAGTTATCATTGTCAATAGCGAAATCTAAAGCATTCTTTAGATCGGATACTCTACCACTATCAAAAGTAAGAGTGATTGAGTTAGTGTTTGGATTTCTTGAGAAATTCATGTCTTTGTTTGTTATACTACCATTGTAGGGCAGTGACATTGAATTTCAACAAGTAGTGTGCCAGTTATATTAGTGGCACATTATGACTTGTAAATTGCCATATATTCGTCATAGGATAGAGTTTCTTCATTCTCTGTATCCATATTCAATACAACATCATAGGGATAAAATCCGTAATATTTGTAATGATCTCTTACATAATCCTTTACTTGCTGTTCTCTAGTCATCATAAAAAAGCAGTTAATGAATGTGGTCTATTTGGTTCAAAATTGATTGACTTGATACAATAACCAACTGTATCACTAATTCTATCAATTAGGTGCTCATCATCATAGGCGAACCATACACCCAAAGCAGTGTCTCTGTTTGCAACTTGTTCATCATAACTAATTGGATATGATTCCATATTGTTACCATCATCATAGTCAAATTCAATTTCTGTGACTATGTAAGACTTTTCTTTTCTTTGGTTCATTGTGCTAAATCCTCGAATAATTCTTCAGTTAGTCTAATTGCTTCCAATTCAGATAAGTTTGGATTCTCTTCTAATACTTGCTCATAGAGTGATTCAAGTATTAGTTCATTTTGTAAACAACTCATTAGTAGTTACCCTCCTTAATATACTGTAATGTTAAAACTTCCATTGCTTTCTGTAGATCGCCTTTAAAGTTACCATCATTATAACTATGGATTGTTGTCCAAGCATTCTCCATAGCATTGTTGATTTGATAACCCTTCAATACAACACCAATTTCGTGCATATTGTATGTTTGGTTTGGTTTAACTTTTTTCATAAAACCTCTGTGTTTGTTATACTACCATTGTAGGGCAGTGAAATGCAATTTCAACCGCCCTTGTGACAGTATTTTAACTGTCACACTCCTGATAAAACTCTCTTACATCTTCTTCTGTCCACCCTTCAGTATCCTCGAATAGAATAGGATAGTCTTTTGCTATGTCTGTGTATAGTTCACTATCCCAAGATTCCATTTCTTCAAATACACTTGATTGTCCAGTATCTTGTCTGATGTTCTCGAAATCAATATGTGTCTGTTCTGAGATAATCTCTCTCATTTGATCGGGCGTTAAGTTGTTTACATATTCATCTACAAAACGTCTTACAACTTTGTCGTATTCACTAATGGTCATTAAGTTTGACATAATCTTTTTTGTGTTTGTATAATATCATTATAGGGCAGTGATACTGAATATCAACTGCCCTTGTGACAATATTTTAACTGTCACACTGCTCAAGGACTTCTTCGATAGTTTCGGTAAAATATTCATCAAAGTATCCTTCGATCTCAACTAAAGCATCATTGAATGTCAAGTTGTCTATCCACTTCTGCATATCTTCAGTTACATAATAGATTAAATCTTTAACTGACATACCCTCAACAATAGTGTCAACATAATACTCTTTGAGAGCAGTAAATTGCTTGTCTGTTAGATTCTGTAGTTCTAACATTTTGTCTTTGTTAGTTTTGTTCATTAATCTACCTCTATACTAAATGGTTCGGGGAACTCTTGTAATTTAAGTGTAGCGAACTCTCTAATGAAAGTATAAACCTTGAGTCCACTAAGTCTCTTTTCATCACATAAGTATGATACAGTATCCTCTAAGGTTTCTAATACTTCAAAGGCATCATCACACAATTTCTTCATATCCTTTTTATCCATTAACCTAACCTCCTGTATAAGTGATTAATCTTGTCATCAATAGAGTCAAGTCTATCTGCAACTGGGATTCCACCAATCAAATCTTCTTCCGCTGCTTCATCATTTGCGTAACACTCATAATCTTCGAGGGCAGCACTAATTGTCTCCCACTCTGCATCTGTAAAAAATGCCTTGATAGTTACAAGTTGATCGTAACTGAAATCTCTTGTTAGAGTCATTTTTGAAAAACCTCTGTGTTTGTTGTATATACTAATGATAATCGAAAATTATCAAAAATCAACCACCCTATGTGACAGTATTTTAACTGTCACACTTAATGGTCTGCCCAGATTATCTTTTTGCTAAAGTTAGCAATGTCGAAACATACTTCACACATACAATCCACGTTAGGGAAAGAGTCTCGCCAGTAGTAATCTTCTTCTATTGGACTATCCCAATAGTAATATAAGTCAGGTTGGTAATCAGGGTCATTCTTATCTTTTTTCTCAAAAGATAAGAAATCATCAAAGTTACCGCATACATCACAATATGCCATTACTCTGCCTCCTGATCTAGTGCCCATAGACTACCACCATCAAAATCTGTGGAATATCCGTAGTTTCTGACTAAAAAGTCTCTGACTCTCTCTCTATCAATAGAATCGCCATCGCCCCAAGTGAATCTCTCATTGTTGAGAGTAGTGATAGCGTTTAGATAGTCATAGGTAGCACTAATAATATCTACTTTAGTAGCACCCATAGGATATAGTGCATCAGGAGCACCATAGAATGAATAGACATACTCTGTGAACTGTGTTAGCATATCATTCAGTTCAGTAGATGATTGACCTGAGTTCATAAAACCTCTGTGTTTGTTATAATACTATTATAGGGCAGTGATATTGAATATCTACTGCCCTTGTGCCACTAATTCAACTGTCACTAGGTACAATCATTTGTGGGATTCCATCTTGAATATCTGCCAAGTGTCCTAACTTCTTCCTAATAGTTCTAAAATTGACTTGAAAGTCATCACTATATTTGTCAGTTAACCTACAAGGCGTTTTCAGTATCAACTGAATCAAAGCGTCACACTCTGATGATGTTAAGGTAGGGTCATTCATTAGTTTGTTGAATACTGGTTTACAATTACATCTTCTAATTGTCTCAACTGATCTTCATTCATTATTGAGATCATAAAGTCAACTACATCATAGGGCGAACAATCTCCGCCCTCTTCGATAATCTCTGCTATTTCTGAGAATAGTGTAGTTCTTAAGTCATTAGGATAGATCATGCCATCAACTCCTGTGGGTAGTCAGCAGGGATTTCTTGTTTGATAGGTGTAAAAGTATCATTGAAATCCCTAGTCTCTTCATTCCAGTAAGAGATAGCATAGCAAACTAGAGTTCCGTCTAGTTCCTTAATGTAAGCATACTCTCCACAACACTTGTTAGTGTCCTCAAAAAAGTGTGAAGTAGTTTTGTGAAGTCTAGGAGCATTTTCTTCCATTGACTCGCCTCTCTCTGTGTAGTATAGAGGTTTGTATGGTAATCCCTTCAACTTCTCTTCATCTTCGATTTCCCAACCTGATTGAGTATAGCAACAACTCATGTTACCACCATCAATAAGTTCTGCAATATCCTCTCTTGTAGGATACTGTTGGTTAAGAGTAACGCCTAACCACTGTGGATAACCGTCCCAGTGATGATATACTGATAGGATTGAACCATCAGCGAGTCTTAGTCCGATTCTTGAATTAGTTGACATAATGTGTTTGTTTCTTATAGTACTATTGTAGGGCAGTGAGATCAAAAATCTACCCTGCTTGTGCCAGTATCTAAACTGTCATATACCCTTATTGACAATTCCTCTGAACCTGATAGTTTTAGATTCTCTCTCTTGATCGCCTGATCTAGAATTGCCCATACTACATCAATTTCTTGATCGGTCATAAACTTAGTCATGCTATAGAATACTTCCGAACCCTCCTTATAAATGTCATGCTCTGGGTATTCGTACTTAATCATAGTGTAGCAGGGTCAGAGGGCATATTATTAGGGATAATCATTACATCTATCTTATCCACTATAGCGGGTATTAGTTTACTACCATCAAAAGAGCAACTACCATCAGGGTTAGTATTCCCTAATTTGTCGCATACTGCATCGCCTACCAACTCATACAAGAAATTAGATTTCTTTGGACTTGAGTTAATGTAGTCGATTACTTCAAATAGTAAAGCGTCAGCAAGTTTGTCTATAGTTTCTTTTGATAAACTCATTTAATTCTCCGTAATTGAGTAAAATTCATAGTCTTGAAAGTTGTCCATGTCATGCTCATAGTCATCATACTCTCCCAATCTATATAAGCGCATTGCTTCTTCTTCAGTTTCCGCCCATACAGTAGCGTGCCCCCACCCTACGAACTTCTCTTCGATAGTCCATGCCTTTTTAGGTCTATCCATTATGAAACCTCCTTATAGATAGCATCAACTTTTGTTGATACTTGTTTCATTTCATCAAGATGATAATTATCTAATTCCATTTGATACTCATTAAGTGCAATAGAAATAAGACACAATTCCTCTTTAGTAAAGTTAATTAGTGGCATTATGAAAACTCCCTGATATAAAGTTCATATTCAATCATGTCCGACTCTTCGACATCTGCGAAACCCTGTTTAAGATAATCTTTGAGTTTCGCTGTACTTGCTGATCTGATTTCATCATGTGTCATTACACTGCCTCCTCTAGTAGTTCGGTTGTATCTTGGATTGTAAACTCTACACCCATGTCAGTTTCAATAATGGTTTCTAACTGACAATTAGTTAGAGTATCATTCTTGAGATAGTAAAAGGTTACGTCATCATCTTTATCTTGTAGAGATAACCACTCAATTAATTGTGATACTTTCATTCTACCAATCTCCGTTAGCGTCAGCATAGACATCTTCATTCCAATGCTCTGTATCTTCTATGATACCAACGTGGCGCATAATGCCATCATAAATTTCCATGCCTGATCTTGACATTCTGCCACATGAATAATCCCAACCTAACTCGGTTAAGTTATCCACAATAAAGTTGAGTGAAACTTTTTTCATAATTGTTTGTTTGTTATATTATTATTGTATAGGCACCAGATCAGAATACAACCACCTGTGTGCCACTATCTGAACTGTCTGTTGTTGAAGTTTGCGTAACTGAACTGTTGACGTTTTACAAGTTTGAATGTACCATACTTGTTAGACATTACATAACCCTCATGTTCATAAGGCACACTATCAAATAGACATTGAACATTCTCTGTAGTAGTGATGCCTTCCATGAGTAACTCTTTTATCTCAATTATCATATTGTATAAGTGAAATAAGTTTTTAGAGTATCCTGTATCACTCGCCAGTTTATCTGCATCAAGTGATTGACCAGAGCGTATATAACTGTTGATACTTACTTTCAACTGTGGAATATCATCACTCTCTGGAAACTTCACAAATGGTATGATAGTTTTTGCAAGTGTAGTAAGTAAGTTCAATCTAAAATGTCTATGAGATATTGTTGCACCTGTATCAATAAAGTGAACACCATAACTCTTAGATTCTCTATAATGAAACTTAGCATCTAACTCTTGGATCGTAGATCCAATATACTGTGTATGAGTGGCAACAATAATGTCATCAATTACACTATCAAATTTGTATGTAATAGTATTGGGCGTATGAGTATCTGAACCACCATAACCAATAAAGTCGCCTTGATATATGCCATCATTCTGTGGTAGTCTGTCTAGACATATATGTAGAATTGAAGCAACTCTAGGTATATGTCCATGATTAGTTTCAATATCTGTATGAGTATAGTTTATCTTGATTTTTCTCTTATTGAATACTGATTTAGTTCCTACAAAAAACTTGCCATTCTCAGGGTTGACTCCATACACAATAGCAGGGGCACCATCATACTTTACTGATACCTCACTCTGTTTTGTACTCAAGAAATTGACAGCAGTGATCGCACCTTGCTTACCATCAAGTATGCAATCCTCAACGTGTTCCAAGTGTTTGTTCTTCATATAACCATTATAACATAGAGTGTGAGAGAGGTTCGACTTAAAGGGCATCTTCCTCTGGGGTCGCCCACCCATGCCTCTCACATTCATATATTACTCCATTGACATAGGATTACAACCACCTGTGTGCCACTATTCTAAATGTCACAATCAGGGTTGACAAACTTTCTATTTCGCTTTACTTTCTTTGTATTAATGTCAATTAAATCTTCTAATTCTTCTATAGAATTAGCGAGGTTGTCATCATCTTTTTCTTCTGAATAGTAGAACAATGCTTCACTTAGTAAGTTGAATTGTTTATCAGTTAATGTTACATTGATTTGATACATTTATCTTAAAGGTATATTGAATGACATAATAGTTCTCTGCTTATCTGATAATGAAGCAGGCGACTCATGTAATAACATAGAGGGAAATGTTAGTATCTCTCCCTCACTTACTGGAGGCGCAATCTTGTTAATTGTACCATAGTAAGGGTCAGGAAATGGACTATAGAATGTAGTCGGGAAGTGCTCTTTTTCATCAAACTCAACATATAATACACATGATATGTTAGATAAACCATGATTATGAGCACCATGATATTGCCCTCTGATGTATCTCTGTGACCATAGTTGCCACTTATCTACACTATCACAGGGGCAATCTCCTCTATATCTATCACTTAATAATTGTGTATAGTAATCTACTATGCCATTTAAGTCTAGTGTGAGTATATCTACAAACTGATTTAAGTATGGCGATACTGTATTATATTTGTAGTAATCGGTTTGACACTCTACTATCTCACAATCCTCAAAACTGATAAGTTCTAACAACTTATCTTTTTTGCTCTCCCACTTGTCCACGGCAAACTTTGCTATGGGCATTGAGAATAGATTTAAAGATTGAACACTCATTTATGTTTATAGTTGTTACGCTGCTTTCTTCTTGGTTTTATACCTTTATCTTTTTTCAACTGTGCCTTGAGTTTCTTTAAAAATTTAAGATGATTTGGATAGACTATGTTCATCAAATCTTTTCTAGTCTGCCTTTCTTCCTTATCCATCTATATCAAGATCGCCTGAATCATAGAACTGTATATTGTCAAGATCATCTTTAGACCACTCTGTAAGGTCATCTAAGAATAGATCATCAGCGATGAAATCCTCCGCCTCAACCATCATTTCCTGTAATATTGCCTCTGCATAGTTCAATTCTAATTTTGAAACATGATGCTCCATTCTAGTCGCATACTGATTCTCCATAGTCTCAAGACATTGATGTCTGATGTTGTCAATTTGTGCCATGTTGATAACTGTGGTAATTTGATTATACTATAAAATGAGTCTGTTGTCTATTTTCTGTTAGAAATTGAAACTTGTGCTTCTCCTCTGTTGAAAATAGTATCAACAACACTATTGAGGCGACGCTCTGTACCAATACCCACATTGTTGTAAACTGGTACGAACATCTTGCCAAATGGTTTGACGTATCCAGTACCATTTACGCAAGGTTTCAAGGCACCTGAGTCAATCTTCTTTGCATCTTCCTTATGTAGTCGAATAACTCTACCAATAGTTTGTGCCATAGTGATTAGATCAAGATTTCTCAATAGAATACAAGAATCCAATCCACTCACATTCATACCCTCAGATAGGATAGAGTGATGAAATAGTAGAAACTTCTTTGTGTCATCTTTGCCCCACTTGTTCATTAGATTGAAAAATGTTTTGCGAGTGACTTTCTTGCCATTGATGATAGCACCATACTTTGATGTAATCCACATCACATTGTACTTACGAGCATGACACTCACTCTGAAAGTCTGTCATACGAATCAATCTGTGGATACTGGTAGTAGATTTAGCAGTTACCAATACTTTGTTCATGCTCTCCTCATTGTCCAGAGCATCAAGTATCACTTCCTTCTCAACTTGTTCTGGACTATCATAGAACCCGATAGGATACTTGACCGCCTTGACTTTAGGGGATATGATATAACCCTTGTCAATCAACTCTGGAGCAGGGATTTCTGCAATCACTTGACCATACACCTTAGAATTGTTCATACCACGCTCCTGTGATGTATGATGTTTAGGTGTGGCAGTGAAGTAGAACTTACGTCTAGTGATGTTAGACCTACTCTTGACACTCTCAAAGAAGTTCTTTTGAACTGAATTGTGTGCCTCGTCATAATATACTGTATCCGCTTCAACATCTTCCAAGATTCTATGAAGTGAATGATATGTTGTAAAGATCAACTGATTCTTTGTGCTATTGTGATGCCACTTTTGTATCTCTTTTGGATTAGTAGTAGTCTTGTAGTTAGTCTCTCCGCTGTGAACATGAAGTACCTCGACATTATCAATCTGCTCGAGGAACTCTTCGCATAGTTGCTGTGCGAGTAGGATTCTAGGAGCGACTACAACAATAGTCTGTGGAATAGGCATACTGAATCGCCACTTAGCATCAACAATCATACACATTGTTTTACCACCACCAGTAGGTACAAGTACTTGACCCCACTTATGTTGCATTGTGTCTGTGATCTCTTTTTGATGATCTCTAAGTTTCATAATCAGTTGTCAATAAGCATAGTATAGTATAAAAAAAGACCCCTGCAAGGGGTCTTGTGCCACTTTTAGAAGTGTTTAAGTAGTTCCTTAGTCTCAGGGTCAAATTCTTCTCTGACTCCATTAATGTCCATCAACCAATCATCTTGCTCTTGTCCATCAAATTCATCAAAATCAAAATCTTCAAATTCCATAATGTGTCGTTTGTTGTTTACTCTCATATAATAGTGTAGATTCAATAATGTGCAATATCAAATGTGCCAGTTATCCAACTGGTGGCGCATTTGGTAAGTCAAATGGTTTTGCGTCCATGTCAAATTTGTTTGAGGCAACTTCATAGTCTTTACTTCCTTTCAAACTGTTAATCTCTACAACAAGTGCCTTAATGTCATCTTGCTGTTTGAGTAGGGCAGCATGAACCATTGACTCTAGTGAAGTCAATCGCTCATCAAGATTACCTATGGTTCTCATTGCTGCTTGTAATTGTTTCTTTAGTCTGTCAACTGATTGTAACTTAACTTTAGTTAGTGTTTCTGTATCTGACGTAAGTGAATCGTATCCCATAATTTATGTAACTTTTCTATTATTTAGATAGGTATGGGGATTATCTCATATAGAGATAACCACCCGCCCAATCACATATATTGTACATTCTTGCTCTCTGTGTTTCATCACGCATATCAAACCTAACATACTTTGCTGGTTTCTTCCACCCTGCTGGTTTATATACCTCGCCTGTGTTCTTATCAACGAAAGCATGAACACTTATACTGTCATCAAACTGTGTGTTGACTTGTTTAGATCTCATGCAAACTTTGAGATACTTTCTACCTGTCTCGATAAAGAAACTGATTCTATCATCTTCTCCAGACTCAATCTGAGTAACTCTCTCCTGTAGATAGGGGTCAGGTGTTTCAGACATATTTTGATTACGAACAATAGAGCGTAGTGAATAGTCTCTATACTGTTGTTCAAGAGCACGACAGAGTTTTTCTGTCCATTGCAAAACTGTGAGTTTGTTGGTTGCTGATTGCATTGTTGCCATGATATTAGAATGTTTGTTGTAAAAAAGGAAAGGGAAGGTAACAAACACAAAACCTTCCCTCTCATATTCTTATAATACTGTATGGGTAGTATCAACGCAACCACTTGTGTTCCACTTTCTCCACCGTCCACTACTGAATCTTTTGTAGATAAAGTAGATCAACGTGGCGAGTAAACCTAGTTTAGATGCCGTACCCACGAACTGCCCCATTTGATTAAGGGCGGGTTTCATACCTTGCCTCTCTAGTGAGTATGGTTTCTTACCTAGTCTGTCCATTAGTATTATAATAGGGTGCGAGAAACAAAAACTTGGACTTACATTTAGTGAACCGAAGCGGGACTTGTAAAACGCCAGTTTTGTTTCCCATAATCTATTATGGCACTATATTATTATTCTGTCAAGTATTAATCTCCTTTAAAATCAAATGCCTTTTTTCTCTCTGTCTTATTAAGATTGATACATCGCCAACCATAATCCCCATTGGTAACTATAGTAGGCATCATGTTCATTGATAATGTTATTCTGTTGTCTCCCTTATTATTACCATATCCATGTATAATTTGTGATGGGAATATTATGAGTTCGCCTTCATTAACAACAACTTGATTATCTTGATTGTAGTCAGTATATTTTCCTCTGAGTATATGTAGAGAAGGCATTGATGGGAAGTGCATATTCTCATCTTTCATAAAGTGTGTATTCACATGATCCTCTTTTGGATCAAAGTTTACATAGTATATACATGATAGATATGAATTGGCGTGTTGATGTGGGTGCTGATACCCACCTTTATCACTTATATTATACCAACTATCGGTTACTTGTACTGTCTCCTGTATATAATCTCCTTTAACTTCTTTAGCATAGTATTCCGCCTGTTGTTCACACCAATTTCTAAATCTACCATGTCTCTCATCATCATGTAGTATTGAGTAGTGACCAACGTGTTTTAGTTGTTTTGAATTAGCATTATATGATAACTTATTAACTTCTTGCTCTTCAATCTCTGCAAGAATAGTATCCTTTACCTTACTATGAAATGGGCAAGGTATGATAGCAACTGGTGTTGGTAGTATGTTTACGACTTCCATATTATAATAGAGGATAATCCCATAGTTTACCTGACCTAAACGTAGTCATGGCAGTGTGTCTCTCTTCTTTTGTTAGAGGTTCAATCCTAACATCATTTATATATCTAGGCATCAAATTACTGGATACTGTTATTCTATTATCTGTGTAGTTAGTTGTATATCCATGGCAAGTGTTAGCAGGCCACAGCAACAACGAACCTTCAACTCCTACAACTTCATTGATATAATTATACTTTGTTTCTTTTTGATTTGTCAACATATATGCAAAGTAATCAGGAAAATTCATACTATTGTTAGGACGATAAAAGTATGTTGGCGAGTGTGACTCATCATCAAAGTTGACATAATATAAGGCACACACCACCGCATTTATATGGAAATGTGGCGATTGTTTGCCTCCAGAATCACACACATTCAACCAACTGTCTGTCAATAAGAAATCTGATGTATCATAACCTAGTATGTCCTTAGCATATATCTCTGCCTGTGTCTGTATCCACTCTCTAAACTCCTTATACTTGTCACTTGATAGAGGTGAATAGTAATCAAAATGTTCTAATCCTTTGGCGTGTGCATCTACCTTTTGAAATTCATAACTATCACCATGACTATTGATCTCATCAATCAACATTGACTTTACTTTGTCATGCTCAGGGTACATGACTGCCCCCAGTTTTACTGGTAGAACATCAACTATCTTCATTGAACCAGTGACCCTCTCCCCACACTGCCTTGACAAACTCAGGCGGTAACATATCTTTTGGTGCAGGCGTTGTATTGAAACTTACTGTAATCCTCTCGCCATCTGTATTGTTTACTCTGCTTCCATGTTCTAACCACGAAGGAAATAGGTATAGATGATCTTGTTTAATTGGTATGTCAATCTCATATATTCCATAGGGTGTGGGGTGTATATTATGAATACACATCATGTATGGTTGTAGTGGCGATACCACGAAGAATTGTCCGAAGTCTCCCTCTGGTAACTCTACATAAAATGCACCACTAATAACACTTGACTCATGGCGATGCCTACCTGTGTATCCGCCTTTGGGCAGTATATTATACCACGCACCACTAATAACTGAAGGGTAGTTGCCTATCTTATTGTTATAATCATTGATGCAATCTTGAAAGGCATCACATATTTCCTTACAACCCTCATCTTGCAATGGATCCCAACCACCATGACTACTAACACCATTTACTGCCAAAGAATGTCCTACTGACTTTCCCTTGCCTTTTATATGTTTCTTGAAATACTCTAATCCAGGCGAACCTGTAAGATCATACTCTTCCAATAATGTCGGAAATAAATCCATGTCAATTCCACTTACAATAGTCTATGTTGAGAACAACTCTCAAATCTGTATCGGTACATGATGTGCCTGCATGAAGCAAATCCCCTGAGAATATCACTGCCCTATTCTCTTTTGATTCTACCTTCTGCCCGTCCTCAAAATATGTATATCCGTTGTTATCATTGAAATATAACACACATATATGATAGTTTGGTATGTCAGTGAAGTTCCCTTTAGCATCTTGGGGACCCGAAACATCAACGTGTAGAGGTTTCTCTTTTATTTCTTTTGATCTTGGCGTAGCATTAAACTTAATCCTATGTAAAGCAAATGGATTGAGAGATGCGAACACTGGTTTTATTATATTGTAAACATCTGATATTGGTTCAGAATCTATGTAACACGCATGAGAAAATTGTGGGCAACCATCGCCCTCTAAAACAGATGTAGGAGAATAATACCAAGGCATACGCCCACCAAAGATATAATCCTTGATGGGCGTAAAAACCTCAGTAGGTAAAAAGTTATCGTAAACTTCTATCATACTGTAATAGAGTCAACCATTTTCTTGCCTTTACTCCTGTTTGTTGATGTGAATATCAACTGACAGTTTTCGTAAACAGTAGGACTCCCTTCTCTACCTTCACTCAACCAAACATCAAAAGGTATAATGTGGTCTAGTTCAGTTAATGATGGGTCTAGTGCCTCCTCCAGAGTCATTGGAAGTTGATCTCCATTTCGATCTCTAGTAAGAGCACACTTGCCTCCTTGATCTTCCCATAGACGGTTTCTGTAACTGTAATCAAACTCCCTCTTGTACTCACTAGATTTCTTGATGATACCCTTATCTTGAAGCATAGGAACAATTACATCAGTAATCATTTTAAATCTGTGATTCATCTTATACAGGGTATTAGCACCAAACAATCCCATGTAATCAGAGAAGTTTGACTTCCCATTTGTACCAGTGGTGTTGTAAACGTTAGTGAATACTTTGCCGTCTTGAATTGGATATGGTTTTCCAAAAGCATCATGTGTCTTATCATTCTTCTTATCAAGATACCATGTCATAACAGTATTGAATAAGTTACCATATTGTTGCTTTGGAATCTTAAACTCAAGAACCTTCTCAACGTAAACAAATAGATACCAAAAGTCTACCCAAACATTTCTCTGTTTCCAATCATAATTGTCCTGAAGATTAGTTCCTCCCTTGATATACTTGTCAACAAAGACAGTAAATTTATTGAACAGAGTATTAAACTCCTTCATACTTTCTGTGACCTTACTGTTAGCGATAGTTCCCTCTTCGTAA